ATGAAAGGTACGCGGAGGAGTTTGCTATGCTCGTTGTTCCTGAGCCAAACTCCGTCGCACCATACGACTTGGACTATGTGGTCGAACAAATGCGCAAACCATCACAATCTCTTGCTGCTCATGCAGTTGCAGAAACGATTGATATGATGCCGAAACACCTTATCGAGTCCTTCATGAAGAATGAGGCGACAAACAAGCATGGTAGGATAATATCTGCTTGGGCTGACGCCAGGTTCCTAGTGAAGTATTCCGCTTTCACTCTTGCCATTCGAGACTCCGTTCTCCATGGCGACCATAACAAACATTGGTTTATGCCAGGCAGGACTCCTCCTGAACTGGCTGAAGCCGTCACAGAATACGTGCGGCTTGTCCAAGAATGGTTGGAAGGGGATTTTGACAACATGGACGGTAGAGTTTCGGCTTGGTTACAGTCAAATGTTTGTGGCCGAATTTACATGCGCGCATGTGACCCAGCGTACCGAAAGGAGCTCGCTGAGTACCTTGCCATGGAAATTAAGTGCCCGGCTAGAACCAAGCGCTTTGGTTTCGCATATGAATCTGGTGAGGGAGTAAAAACCGGAAGCCCACGTACCTGCGATGGTAATACTTGCATCAATGGTTTCGTGATGTATTGTTCAATCAGGCAGGCAATGCCATGGTTGACCAAGGAGCAGGCTTTCGAATTACTTGGTTTGTGTTTTGGAGATGATGGACTGTGGGAGCAAAGATTTAAGAAATGGTACAACAAGGTTGCCCGAGATCTCGGGATGGTTGTCAAAGTTGAACCATACAACCCCGAATTGGGTGTCACTTTTCTTGCTCGAGTTTTCCCAGATCCATTCAACAGCACCACTTCGTTTCAGGATCCTCTACGAACGTGGCGCAAACTACACATTACCACTCGCGATCCTAACATCCCATTAGCCACAGCGGCATACGATCGACTCACTGGCTATCTGACGACCGACGGGTTGACTCCTGTCACGTCGGATTATGCCAAAGCAGTCTTGAGAGTGTACGCTCAGACCGTGGAAAATGGTGAAGTGCGAGACTCCCGAATCAGTGTGAACACCGAAAAACCTTACTGGTTTTTGTCCGACGGAGCTTGGCCCCAGGCAGCTGGTGATTATGACCTCATGCTCGCTTGTATTGGAGCGAGAACTGGCTTTGAGCCCGACACGTTGAGAATTTTAATAGCCAAACTCAATGAGGTTAATGATCCCTGGGCGTTCCCTACCCTCGACCGAGGGGAATTTGAACCATCGTACCGTGAACATGTTGACGGTGATGGTAATATAATTGGGGAACCTGTGGGCCCACTATTTGGGTCATTGAATAGTGGTTCTCTAAACAGAGATACAAATGCAATCCATCTACGAGCAGGTCAAATCGTTTCCGGCGAAGCTAGCCTTGATGGCTACCGAGTTGACGGAGAAGTTGGGAACTCTGGAGGGAGTGGCCGAAACGGCAACGCTCCGCGACATCCAGAACTACCAAGCGCACCTAGACAAACTCAAGCGAGCGGCGCGCGCAGCCAGCAAGAACCTGCTGGCCAAGCCCGCCCTCCGCGCGATGCTCAAGGTGAACTCCGCAGAATCGTCCGCAATGCGCTGGGTG